TAGCTTCAGCTTCAGTAGAAAAAAGGGTGTTAGTATAAGAGGTAAGGATATTATTTTTATTTTTAAATATTATAAAAAACATTTATTACTTTTTAAAATATTTTCTTTTGCTGTTAAATACTGCAAATTATTTTCTACATGAAAACCACAAACATTTTTTCCTTTTAAAGGTATAATGTGATCTACATGAAATCCTTTTTTTCTGTTTTTATATATTTCTTTAATTTTTTCTAAATTTGCCCATTTAGGTATTGCTCTTAACTTTCTTGCATGACGTAAAGCTGTATTATGATTTTTATTTTTTTTACCCTTGTCAGTTGCAGAATATTTTTTATTAATTAAACTTTTTCTACCTGACTCAATATATCTTTGATTAAATAATTTTCTTGCAGGATTATTCATTTTAAATTTATTTCTGCATTTTACAGAACAATATTTTTTATGCTTTGCATAAGATTTATCTATAAAAATTTTATTACAAATTTTGCAATTCTTTTTTATTTGATCTGGTAATAATCTTTTAGCTTTTAAATTTCTAATTTTTTTACAATTTTTACTGCAATAAAGTTTTATAAGATTAAAAGTATTATCTTCAAATTTTTTATTACAAATTTTACAATTTTTAATTTTATTCATAATAAAAAGGGTGGACAGGAGCTATCTTATCCACCCTTATCATCAAACAAACACAATCAAGTTCACTAGGCTTGATTGAATTTTATGTTAGACATTTTCAAGGGACTCAGAAACTTTAACTGAGCTATTATCGGTTGGTCTAACTTTCTCCAATAATTCTGTTGCATCACTTGTAAAGTATTCAAGTGGTTTATTAAAAAAATTACTTACTTCTAAAAGTTTTATTGAACTTAATGTTGTGTTGCCAGACTCATATCTTTGTATAGATTGAAAAGTTACACCTAATGCTTTACCTAATTGCGATTGAGTTATTAATTTCTTTTTTGGTTTTTTCCAAATTTTATTTGTTTCTTTGTCAAAAAAATCTTGCAAAACTAAATTTTCTAATCTTGCTTGTTTTACTTTTTTTCCGATTTCTTTATTTAATAATTTTTCTTTTGCTCTGCTCATTTTCTTTCTCCTTAATTATAAAGTTTGAAACCTTTTAAAATTTTTCTATCTAACTGTTGGTGTGAATCTTCACTACCAAAATTTTCTTTACAATTATAATCTGTGTAAAACATAGCCATCAATAATTGACATTTTTCAGATTTAGTCATTTTGTTTAAATTAACTTTATCGTTATCTAACCATTTTTTTAGTTTGTTATTTATTCTTTCCATTTCTTTCTTTCCTTTTTTTTGGCGACAAGTAGCCTAAAGTTTTTTTACAACTTTTAATACATACTAAGAATTAATTTATAATTCTTTGTATCTTATCTGTGCATCACTATTTTGGTTAGCAACAATTCTTCTAACAAGTTGCTTGTACTCTAAATAGTTATTGTAAGTATGTACGCACATTCTAGTATCTACTGATTTCATAATTTGTTTATGAAGATCATTTAGTTTCTGGTACAGTCTTACTGTGCTGTTCAGTTGCATTTTCATGCTCCTTATCGTTGTTGGTTTTGATTAATGACTTGTTTAACTTTATGTCAATAATCTCTAAGTTAGCATCTTCGCTAACATTCAATTTTGCAGAAGCAACTTCTGCATTATCAAATTCTTCTATTGTTTTAAAACTTGCTTCAAAAAAACTTTCTTTAAATACACTCATGCTTGACTTTCAATTACAGGGTAGGATTTATTAATATTAAGATTGGCAACTGATCCCATTTGTTCAGTAGTCATTTCTATTTTTCTATGGCTTGAAATACCTTTTGAGATAAAGCCTAAGTCATATAACTCACTAACTATCTTGCCAGACCTAGCTCTTGACCATTTCATTGCTTGAGAAATCTCAGCAAAAGTAGGTGAGAAGTTATGCTTTTTTATATAGTTCTTTATAAATTTAAGTGTCTTGAGCTTTGGCTCACTTAAATAGATATATTTATGTCCATTTCCATTCTTCATTATTTATCTTTCTTAAATAGTTCGGCAACATTGTCAGGCTCACCAAAAAATGATTTATTTTTTTTTAAATCATTTAAATATTTTAATAATTTGTTTGTGTACCAATCGGCTTTACCTATATCCATGATACAGGCATCAATTGTTCCATCATGCTTTTCACCCATTCTCATTGTGTATTTCATAATTTGTGATCTAAGATAGCCAATCACCTCCATTGGAGATAACTGGCTAGTAATAGCATCATAAGTTTCAATACTTTTTTTATAATGATTGGGATTAATACTTTCAGACATTAAAATGGTGCTTCCTCTTTAGCGACTATCTCAGAAATTTTTAAACTAATATCTGGTTGTCCCTCTTTGGTTTTTTCTGTGTTAAGCCATGCAGCTAAATTCATCTTCTTGCCACCAACTGTGATGTTGCCATTGTAATGTGGGTATTTTTTACCAGCTACATCTGTTTCTCTTGGTTGTCTTTTCCAAAGTGCTGCTGAATTATCGTAATCACTCATATTATTTTTTCCTATTTGTTATTTGTTTTTGAAGTGAAATATATTCCTGGTCTATTCTTTCTTGCTGAATAAGATCAGAATTTATTTGTTTGAGATCAGATAAATACTCTTGTCTAAGAGGATTCAAATTTTGTTCAAATTTACCAACTGATACAGAATGAGTTGCAGTTTTCTTTAATACTTCAATCCATTCATCAGCTAATTGTTTTGTGTTAGCTTTAGGTTTGGCAGTTGGTTTTGAAATTGGTTTAGTTATTTCTTTCTTAAATGGCTCTGTGTTATAACCATCTTCATCTATTATTCCTGTTTTTAAATTAAGTGCAGAAAGAAAAGCATATTTTTGTGCATAGGTCATTCCATTTCCTGTGCCATACTTATCTAACTTTCCAAAACCTGACGATCCATTTATTTCAATAAATTCATTTGGTTTTTCAACATTTACAATTTTCATATCACAATTAATCATTACAAAATTCTCTCTAATGTCTGTTGTGTAATTACAAACAGGGTACAATCCATTTTTTAATAAAGATTCCATAGCAACTCTTTTCACATCATCTGCTAATAATGGATTAAAAGGCATACCAGCTTTTTTTTCTCCTTTTTTTACATAACCAGCTTCTTCACAAGCTGATTTTAATTTTTGATAAATATTTTTCTCAATCATAGTTCTCCTTGCTCTCTCATTTTTTTTGTTGGGTTTTTTATTTGTTCTTCTAATTCTTTTATTAATTTATCTTTGTCTTGAATCTCTTGTCTAAGCTGACCATTCTTTTTTTGATGAGCTGAGTTAATAACTTCCAAATCTCTAACTCTATCTCTCAAAGGTTTTATAATTCCCATATCACTCATAATGTTTTAACAACCTATCAATTTGTTCTTGTGCAACTCCTGTCCACCAGAATGATTTTTTTTTAATGTCTGAGAAATCTGGACAACATAACCAGGCTAAAGTATCTAAATCACCATCAGCTAATTTTAATTTTTTCTCCCATGCAATCTCATAGATCATCAATTCTTTAAGAGCTTTGTCTAAATTTTCTTGTTTTAAATCTTCACAATTTTCTTGTGTAAATAATTTACGATCACAATTACTTGCGTAACTTAAAAAAGGTTTTAACCCTGTTGCTTTATTGTAAAGTGAAACTTGTTGAACATCAGAATAAAAAGGTCTGTCAGGACACTTAACATTTGTATAAGTCCACCCTTTAGTTTTTGTAAGTGTTGGATTACCAAATTTATTTTTTAAATCACCTAAAACTTCAGGATCTTTAGCTTTTGCTAATTTACCAATTAAATCTATATACATTAGCCAATATGTATTTACAGGGGGAGTCCATAAAACTTGCTCTTGTTCATCACTCCATTCGTATTGACCTAAGTCATCTATATTATCTAAATGATTTTGTGCAGTTTCTTGAGCAGACTTAACTATAAATTCAAATTTCTTTTTATCTTTTTCGTCAAGTGGCTCATACTCATTTATTTTATTTTGTATTTTTTCTGATTGTATTACTTCTGCAACTTTCATTCCTTTAGTTAAACTGTCTTGAACAATTAAATGAATTAGTGTTCCACCTGAAAAACTTGCATTAGATATTTCTGAATTTTCTTTTGGGGTAAGTATATGTTTTTTAAAAAATCTTATTGTGTGTGGCAGACAAGCAGTTGATTTGGAAGTATGTTTTAATCCAAACTTTTTATAACTTTCACCAATTACATTAATGTGATTTGCCATATATAGACAAATCATTATCACCTTGTTAATCTGATTGCAACTAAATTAATCTGGTGTTAAATGTTATAAATGTTAGGATAATAGGCAGCTTTTACCTCTGCTGACCAAGATAATTCAATATTTTCTGCTAATTTACCGATTGTTTTACCTGTAGATTGAGATTTGTCTAAAATATTATATTTACCATTTGATTGAGGATCTATAAAACCAAACCAAATAACTTTTGTTTTTTTATCTTGACATATTGCAGTACGATTATTTGCATTACGATCAATAATTTTTGTAGGTTCAAACAACATCATCAAACCTCTTTTATGTTCTGTTTGACATTCAATAGCTTTAAAAGATACATACTTTGGGTGTATATTTATTTTATGAAAATCTTTTGGTTTATGTAATCCAATTTGTCCGTTACCAAAAAGCTCACCAATACAATCTATTTGTACATTTTCACCCATAAAAAATTGTGGTGAAATAGAAACATTGGAAGTATTAAAATTATTTACCCATGTACTAAGATCATAAGCTAAATCATTAATAGTAAAATAATGTGGTGCATCTTTTTTAGGATTTAAAATTTTTGAAATTTGAGCTAATTTATTTTTTTGTTCTTTTGGTGCGTAAGTATCTCTAACAAAATCTATAATTTTTTTATTATATCTTTTTAAAATTAAGTCTAATGATGCTTTTCTAAAACTATATTCTTTGGGTAACAAATTATTTCTTTTCATATATTCTTTTATAAAAGATGAGTTATAGCCAGATTTTATAGAGTATTCCAACAGTTTTTTATTCAATATGTTATTCATTTGTTGTCATATTAATATCATTTACATCAAACATAGCAAGAAAAAATAACACCATATTAAATTAATTTATCTTCTATTAAATGGGTTGCTTTACTTTTAAAATTGTGCATAGTTTTTTATTGATTTGCCTCACTATCAAATCTTTAAAATATGAAAGTATTAGTTTTAATTTTTGGGGTGATTACAAATGATGGACAGATAGACCTAGTAAAAGTCCCAAATTCTGAGCTTAAAAACATTAATTCTTGCGAAAAAGCAATAGAAACATTAACAAAATGGCAATTAAATCCTAAGTCTGAGCCAGGAAATTACGAAGTTTGGGGTTACTATACTTATAAAAATAAACCCATAATGCTTAAATACTGCACAGAGAATGGGGTTTATAGTGGATAATGAGATAACCCTTGATCTGTATGAAATGCAATCAGCAGCTCATTTAGGGATATTGCGTTGCCTTGAGTCTAAAAAACATAAAGAGAATTGGGGATATAATTATAAAGGTTCTTTGAATGACCAGATGGCAAAGTCCATATCTGGCTCAATGGGTGAGGTTGCACTTGCTAAATTTTTAAAAATAAAATTTGAATATCATTGTAATGTTGGTGGTGTTCCAGATTTAATTTTTAAGGATTTAAGATTACAAATAAGAACACAACTTCCTAAAAATAATAATTCTTTAATCATAAGACCTAAGGCGAAACCAAACGAATTGTATATTCTTATTATAGACGAAGCACCAAAATTTAAAATTTTAGGATTTGTTAATTCAACTTATGTACTTGGACAGGAAAAATGGAAAACAACTTTCGGTCTTGACCGACCATTTTGTTATTCAATTCCACCTGACAAATTAACACCAATAGAATTATTAAAAAATGGCACATGGAATTAGATATTTATGGAGATCCTAAAAAAAAATGTTGTGCCTGTGAAAATGGAGCAGATTTGAGAGAGAACAATAAATATTATTGTTGCGACCACTATTCCTTGTATGTGCTTGGAAAACCCATGAGCCAAATTGAAAAAGAATTAAATAATGATTAGTTTCTTACAGGGTGATGTATTTGATAACATAAAAAAATTAGAGGATAACTCTATTGATTGCGTTGTAACTTCACCTCCATATTGGGGTTTAAGAGATTATGGAACTGCATCTTATGAGGGTGGTGATCCTGATTGCAAACATACCATTACAGATGGGATAGTAGATAATAAAAATAATAAATTAATTGAAAGACCTGATAGAGCATCAGATAAAAAAAACTGTGTTAAATGTGGAGCTAAAAGAATTGATAAACAATTAGGTTTAGAGCCAACTTACCAGGAACATATCCAAAATATTGTAGAACTTTTTAGAGCCATGAAACCGAAGTTAAAAGACTCAGCTACAGTATGGTTAAATTATGGCGATAGTTATGCTGCAACAGTTAATGGCACAAAAGCAAAAGATATTAAAAATGATGATAGAGGATTTGTAGATAAACCTTTTTCTACTATTCAAGGATCTATAAAACCTAAAGACTTGGTAATGATACCAAATAGAATTGCGATTGCCTTACAAGATGATGGTTGGTGGATTAGATCAGAAATTATTTGGCATAAACCAAATCCAATGCCTGAGAGTACAAAAGATAGACCAACATCAGCACATGAAAAAATATGGTTAATAACTAAATCTAAAAAATATTATTATGATGCAGATGCTATCAGAGAGCCTTTAGCATCAACTTCATTAACAAGATTAAATCAACCTAATTTAAAAAATCAAAAAGGCAGCACCAGAGGTAATGGTGGAATGAGATCAAATGGCAATATGAAAGCTGTTTTTGGAAAATATCAAACTGATGAAAATGAAAAAAAACATAGGCAAGGAATGTCTAAAACTAGAGGTTCAAAAATAGTGCAAACTAGACCTAAACTACCTAATCAAAAAGAATTTGTTAATTATTTAAGAAATAAAACTTCATTAAAAGATTTAGTTGATAATACAAATATAAAAAAAACAACTATTGAACATTGGTTTAGAAATGATGAGGTTGGATTTGCTTTTCCATCTGTTGAAGATTGGAATAAAATTAAAGATTTAATTAATGATTGGACAGATGAATTTAATAATATTGATTATGGTCTTACATATATAGAAACACATTTAGATGAAATTAAAAATAATCCTATTGGTAGAAATAAAAGAAATGTTTGGACAATAACAACCAAACCTTGCAAGGAAGCTCATTTTGCAACTTTTCCTAAAGATTTAATTGAGCCATGTATTAAAGCTGGTTGTCCTGAAAATGGAATTGTATTTGATCCTTTTGGTGGCTCTGGAACTACAGGAATTGTTGCTAAATTATTTAACAGAAAATCTATTATGAGTGAACTTAACCCTGAATACATAAAAATTGCTAAAGCTAGAATTAACAAAGAATTTGGAATGTTTGAATGAGTTGGACATTTGAAAAAGTAGATATTGACTTGCTAGACAACCTGAATCTCAATAGCCATGAGAAGTTATTATATATCTTAATCAGACGATTTCAGAATTGTAAAAATGGCATCAATGTGTCCAATAAATATTTAATGCGTAGGACAGGAATTAAATCCGAAGTTACTTTGCGTAAATACTTGGACAACCTAACCTTATTTGGCCTTGTTGCCAGACATCAACCTAAACGAAACAAAGCTAACAATTACACCTTTGAGAGAAATAAAATGCAAGAAATTATTAGAATGAATAATGGAAAACGAAGAAGAATAAGCAATTCAATTAAAGAAAAAATACATAATAAAAAGTTATACCAAGAAATTAACAAGGGTACAGTTATCAACATAAATAACAAGGTTCGGTAGTCAATTTTTATAGGTCATGGGGGTTAATTTTTGTAGGTCTTAAATAGAACATACTTAATAGAAAATAATATATATGGAAAATATAAATATTTGGTTAATAAGGTTTATCAGGGTAGGTCTTTTTGAATAGGAAATTAGAATTACAAAAGATCATTAAGAATATAGCTAAGAATAAATCTTTACCTTATTCGGCAGCTATAACTAAAATTAAAAAAGACAGAAAAGGCTATTTTCAGGCCAAAGACATCAAACAAAAGCAGAAATCCCTTTCAACAGATAGATTTCAGCAATATTTAAAGGATATAGCAGAAAATGATACCGACTAAGCTAACAGTAGATCAACTAGATAATTACTTCCAAACTGCAACATACGTTGAACGATATATGCCTAGTCCATTAAATATTAAGAATAAACGTACAGAAATGTTCTATATAATTGAGAAATTATATGGCATTGGTAAAGATAAAGACTCATACAAGAATGAAGAAAAACCTAGAATGAAGATCAGATTAAATGGTGAACAAATACAAATCTATGAATTTTGTTTATTATTGTTACTTAAAGCAGAAGAAAAGGATAGAGATATAATACAACTTAGAAACTTTCCTCATAAAAGATCATTCAGGCAGTTAAAAAGATTCTTTTTACCTATTAGCCATGAACAATGCAGAATTAAATATTATAATGCTCTCTATGAGTTACTAAAGTTGTATCATTTAAAGGGTAGAGCATATTTTTTAAAATAATTGTATTTTTGCAACACTATATCTTGACATTCTCTCAGATTAATGTACTAAATCTGGTAGAATATAGCTTAATAGTATTTATCATTTTACCTTTTTAAGTTTTATTTGAATCATATAAGACCTATTTCTTAAATATCTTTATCTCTCTCTTTCTTTCTAGTTATAGATTTAGGTCTTATTAAAATAATTTTCTATTATTTTTATAGCAACATCATTTGTTTCAAAATATTTATCATTTGAAATATCACATTTTTTAAATGGTACATTATTTAAAACAAAGCTATCATGAATATATTTTTTTTGTTTGGTTGTAGCATCTCTCAAATAATATTTAATTTCATGATCCCAAAACCATGCAAAACCCATATATTCAGAAGTTCCAATAAATGATTGATCTAGTTTTCTTAATAGATACCAATTTGATTTTCTGTCATTAGGCATATTTAATTGTAAATTATAATTAAAAGACTCTAATTTAGGTTTTATTATTTGTTTCATAATTTAACCCTCCTTTTTTGGTTGTAGTACGATTTAATCGGAAATTGATAAACATTTGAAATTTGTCTAATTGGTTTATCAACTTTAGGCATTAGTGATAATTCACCGAAACCCATAAAAGAAAACATCTTTCTTTTTTTATAGGTTGCAGCAAATATATTATAAATATTTATATCTTTATTCTTCATTTTACCTCCACAGATTGCAGCTTAATTGTAGGTATTCTTGAATCCCATTTATTTAATGTTTCTTTTTTCTCCCACATTGACTCAAGAACAGCATTTAATTGGTCATTATAAATATCTTTTTTAGATTCAATAATACGACCTCTATTATTTTTAATTTCAATATCGTATAGATCAGAACCATTTAAAGTTATTCTAACAACACCAAATTTAATATTTGAACATCTGCTAATTGTAAATTGTAACCCATAAAGACCTTTTTCATCTTCATAGGCTCCAAAATTCCTGGCAGCAGAACACATTAAAATTGTAGGGTGTATTTGTGATTTAATTGTCTTTGCTATGTTTAATAGTTCTTGATTGTTCATTTTACCTCCATTTTAATTGGTTGTGAGTTTTTTAATCTTCTTTCATATAAAACAATTTGAGCTTGTTCTAATCTCTGATTATCTTCATCAGTATTTAAAAAAGATGATACAGGCAGACTCAGAGCTTTCACTATAGCTCTAAGCTCCCATGTTGGTTTAGTTCTAAGATTCATTTTACCTCCTGAATTAATTTAATTTCTTTTTTAACTTCTTCAGGAATTGAAGTAGTCAACCATGCAGAACCATATTTGTATGGTTCACCATTATATAAAAATGATTCATCATTTAATAAATCAACTTTTTTTAATTGCTCACACTCCCAAGTGTAAAAATCAGCATTATCAGGTCTGATAATAGATTTTAAATATTCTTCTTGTTTGGGTGATCCAGCAGTACAATCATTTAAATGATAATTCTTCCAGATTAAATAAATTTTATTAAACAATTTATTATTTGGAATTAACTTTTTAATTTCATCTAAATTCTGACCTCCTGAATAGCAATCAGTTTTTAAATGATTCCAAATAGTGCCTGATGCTGAAAATTTTTCACCATCAAAATTTATTTCAACTTCTATTAAACAATTTTTTCTTCCATTGTTTAAATAGTCAACTTTACCAAATTGTATTGTTTGATTCATGCAACCTCCTTAGTTGAGTTTATTTCTTCTTCTATTTCTTCAATTAAATATTCAACTTGATCTTGAGCTTTGATGTAAATTTTATATTTATCATCATAGTATTGACCTTTTTCTGGAGAATAGTATTTATCAAATTCTTTTGATGATCTTAATTCTTCCATTTGATTTAATACAGATTTCAAATTTTCTAAAAAATTTTTATTTTCTGTATTGGTTAGCTCTAAATTTTGATTCATTGTATCTCCTTTGTTAATTGTTTTAATTTGAATCATACTTAATTAATATCAGAGCAAGTATATACTGTCAACTAAATGATAACTTCATATTAAATTAATTAATATCAGAGAAACAACTATAAAGAGAATTTAAATACTGTTGCAATTATGCAACACTTAACAAACATTAGAACGATTATAAACTATGGCAAATATTAGATATAATAAGACAATAGAAAAAAAAATATTAGAACGACTCTGTAATGGTGAAAGCATAAGAAAAATATGTAAAGATCCAGAAATGGTATCATGGCCTACATTTAGCCAAAAATTAAAAGATAATGAAAAATTACAGGATCAATATTATACTTGTAAAAAAATAGGTATTGAAATGGTTATAGCAGAAGCTCAAGATAAATTAATGGACTCTATTAATACACTTGAGAACTCAGGCAAGATGGACAATTCTTTACCATTTGCTCATTTAATAAAAGAAATGCAATCCAATGCGAAGTGGTTAAGCTCTGTTCTTAGCCCTGTCAGGTACGGAAAAGATACAAAATTGACTTTAAATGGTGGAGATAAACCTATTGAGATTAAATGGCAGCAGTAATAAAAGCTAA